GCGTTCTTGTGCTGCAAGCGTGATACGCTGTTTATCCTGGTCAGACTGTTCTTCGAATTCAGGATCCATAAACTCCGCATTAATATCGTCTTGGTTTTTAGCAGCATAGATTCGTGCAATCGCTTTATCTGCAAATGATGCTTGCTGTACAGGTGCTTCATCGAACATTGATAGTTGATCTTCCAAGAATGCTTTGCGCTGAGCATGGACACCTAAGAAGTCTTGCGCATGTGCTGGGTCAATCTTGGCTTTAGATCCATTGAATTGTTCAACCACCAGCTGCAAGTCACCCATGTTTTGCGCGTCATTTACCATGGTCTTTAAACCATTAATCAGTGATTGGCTTTTGATCTTGTCTACGCCGGTCGTTTTCTGAGTTGATTGGCCTGTTGCCTTGCTAAGCGTTTCACGCAATTGGTTGCATGCTTCGGATAGATAGTTTTTATGGTCTTCGGTTAGCAACTCATCAACAATGAATGCCTCGCGGATTTCATTCAGCTCACCAACTGTTTTCGCTTTATTTAACTGGCGCATCCAGTGTTTACGCTTGTCGTCAGACTTTCCCTGTGACTTTTCTACTACATCATTTGATGTTGTATTTTGGACATTTACTACATCTGCAGCAGGTTGGAACTTTTTAGCCTGAGCGCTAATCATTTTTAATAATTCTTCGCGCTTGGCATCATCAGTTAGCATCAAGGCTTTACTTTCAGCCTCATCAAGTGCAGCAGGGGATTTAGCACTTAAAATTTCACGCTTAAGCTTATTTGTATCAGCTTGTTCTGATAAAGACTGATCAGGAGTAACGTCAATGATACGGTCTTGTTCTTCTTCAACAGAACGTAAGCCCATAAGCAGCTCAGGTGTATAAACACGACCGAAGAATGAAGCAGCGCGGTAACGAAGCATTTGCTCAGGCATGGTTTGCCATTTGCTACCATTCTTCGTATACCATCCTTCTTTTACAGCCATTTCCATTGAAATTTTTGAAGATTCAACCAATGGGATGCCATAAGCTTTACAGCATTTATATACACCGCCATGCTCTTTTAATTCTTCAAGAGTAAATTCAGGCATGCGTGTACCCGCTTCAAGCGCCCAAGCAACACAAGTCTGATTCTCAACCTTTAATGTTTTTGTGTTGGTCTGTTTTTGGCGATTAACCCAAACTGTTTCTTGATATTCGACTTCTACTTCGCCAAGGTTTTCAACTTCAAAGCGCAAAGGTGAGAAGCGGCCAGAGCTATTAATTGAACCTAAGATGAATTGAGACGACCAAGATGGGCGACCCTCAATAACATGTAGATTCTGCATAATCATCATGACATCTGCACCAAGACGATTAGCCATATTTAGAGCAATAACACAGTTGGGCAAACCGTTTGGGTTTGGTTCATCTCGGTACTGCATGTTTCCGTAGCCATCTTTACCTGCTTTAACTTTAATAACTGCGCGATATTGTTCTGGAACCATTGTTGAATTCGACAACATGTTCGCAACACGCTGTGAGAACTCGAAAGATTCAGGATTTAAAAAACCAACAAAGTTAGTTTGAGCAGCTGGAGCAAATTGAGATTGAGCGTTCATAGTAAAATTCCTAAAATATTTAATTAGTTAAATTCGTTTTTCAAAGCTTGATTGGTCAGGTATTGCGGAAGAAAAATATCTTCCAAATCGGTTGAATAACCGCTCCACTCATCAATTAGTAGAGATTCAGCAAGTAGCTGTTTTGATTTTTTGTACCGCTCATCACCAATCGAGATAAATAGATCGGATGCGCGGTATTGCTTCACGTTGAAAGGCGTATTTCGCTCAGCAACGAGAAAGATAAATGGCGGTTTATCTTCTGTCCCGTAGTGCTGCTGGAAGCCTTCGCGGTACATTGCAGCGGACAAGTCATAATAGAAATTTCCACAAGTACGAGAGAAAGCCATAGGACGTGCGTCATCTGTGGTTTTCAAATCAATGATCAAGCCATTTGGAAGAGCGCCACATGGTGGAATGTGATAGTCAGGACGAATGCGCAATGGCAAGTCATACATTGGATCGGTGAAGAAGATACTTGCCTCAGCCATACCGAAGTTATCTTGCATAGCCTTGTATGTACTCAAGGTACGAAGGTTTGTAGCCATGCGAGTTGCATTCTCTACATCTTCATCAGTTACAAGCAATTTCCCTGCGTTTGCTTCCTCCCATGCCGCAGCTTCTTCTTTGCCAGCTTTAGTGCGACGGTCAAACTTAGGCGCAATCACAAATTCTTTTTCAAATTGTTCAGGCTCTAAAAACATGGTGTGAACCAAGGTGCCAAAACTCATAGCGCTGGTCGTTTCTTTTTTGGCTTCCTTGCTAATGCTGTTCACATAAAAGTGAGCAGCAGAGCGGTTCATATCCTTCAACTGGCTAGAGCTAAACTCAGGGCAAGCGTGGTATTCGTCATTGCTCATTTTCTCGATGAGGTGAGCAGCTTTAGGCATTTCGATAATTGCGTTCATTGTTCAGCTCCTTAAAACTGCATACCAGTAGTAAGTTGGAAAATTAGGTGTTCTGCTGTGCAAACCGTGCTTGCACTTAAGCCTGGATGTTCTTTTTTAATTGCATCAACCAGCATCTGTTTGATTTGGTCTTTCGATTCCACAGTGTCTTTTTCACGTTCTGCAATCATTAGATCAGCCATTTTGTAGGCCTCTATTGCTGCATCCTTAGCTGGTAAATTTCCCATTAATTTCGGCAAGGCTGCGATTGCAAATTGATCTCTTAGGTCTGTCATGGCTTAACTCCAGCTTTTGCGATTTGTTCTACTTGAGCAGCAGTTTGATGGCGATCTACAGAACAGCTTGTGATGCCTGAAATGATTGCTGTGCAGATGGTGATTGCGATTAGTGCAGCAGGGGCAAGGCCTGATGACTTGTATTGCACTGTGTTTGCAGCGGTAGGGTGCTGGTATAAGCGCGCTGTTGTTTGACTTTTGTTTGTTTCAATATCAGTCGTTTGACTAAGGCATTCGATTTGTTTCATACTTATCTCGCTCATTGAGTAAGCTCCGTAGTTGTCCAGACCGTCGGGGCTTTTTTGTGGGTACGAGGTAAATATTAGGCATTCCTAATTAATAAGTAAATAGGTAAACCTAATTTTTTTAAAAAATATTAGGTAGGGAAATTTTAGGCAAAATAAAACCCATCGCTTGGATGGGTTGTGTAGAATTTTATAAAATTATTTTTTCTGCAAAATTCTAGCAGCGTGCTTAAGCATAATATCTTTTATCTTTTCGACTTCTGGTGTTATTTCATGCTCGTATTTAAATTCACCATTTATCACTTTTTTCATTGTGATTGCATTAAAGTCTGTAAGTAGTTGCAAGTCATATAATTGTTTAAATACACTTGGCTTTCTTGCGTAAAGTCTTTGGCTCTTAATGGTGTCCGCTGATATTTCTTGAGTCAGCTCTTGTGGGATTGTTTCTAAATTCACCCCATACTGTTTCAAAGTTCCGCGTAATGCATTATTTGCCAACTTATAGGGGAAGAACCAGTAAGCAAACGGCAACCATAACATGTGAATAATACGCACAACACCCTCCATTTAAATTTATGTTTTATAAAGATATTAGTATTTATAATCCCGCATATGACGCACCATTACTCCAATTATTGTAATGTCATGATCTTTAGATGAAAGTGTTGGATAGTCAGGGTTTAGAGGTACTAACTCGAAAGTTTCTCGTCCGTGCTCATCATATCCAGTTACTCGGAACTTTTTGAAAGTAGCTTCATGTGATCCATTTTGAGCAATCACAAAACAACCTGGTTTAGCACTTAAGGCAGCATCAATAATCAGCTTGTCACCTGCAACAAAGTCAGGCTCCATACTCTTACCAGTCACCACAACACTAAAGATTGCATCAGGATTAGATCCATTGTAATCAGTGAACGTAAAGCTCAGAGGGATAATGCCATCGTAATTTGTGGCATTAAAAATACCAGCCTGAACAAAGTCTAGAACAGGGATTTTTCTAAGTTGCAGATCACTGAAAGACACGTTGCTAAAATCACTGTCTTCATCTTTTTCTTTATCAGTTGGTTTACCAACACCAGTACCCAGCCATGTTGAATTAACTTTTAAAAATTTGGCTGCCCTAACAAGATTAGGTCCATCCATATTCTTTGATTTACCAGTAAGCCAGTCACTAACAGACGGTGGCTTTACTCCAACGGCACGTGCAAGATCAACCCCCTTAATTTTCTTAGGCGGTAATACTTCCATTGCGTATTTAAGACGTTCAGCGAGTGTTTTCATTAGGAAATCCTAACATGAATAAAATTAGGCATTCCTATTGATTAAAAATAAGGAATACCTAATAATGTTTGTGATTATTAGGAGAACAACATGACTGATTACCAACTTGTCAAAGCTCTGGGTGGTCCAGCGGCAGTTGCTCGGTTGCTTGGAATTAGACCGCCATCAGTTAGCGGCTGGGTAAATATTCCTTTGGATAAAAAAATTCTTCTTGCTGTTATTGCTGAAGACCGCGGGATTACTACCCGCAAAGAACTCTTTCCTGAGAACTATCAAGATATTTGGATTGAACTTCGTCCAAATGCTGTGGCGTAAGGATGAGCCTATGTCTGAAAAACTCACTGAAAGCATCACATTTAAATGCACGTATGAAGAAAAGCGTGGCTTAGAAGCAATAGCAAAATCTGAAAATAAAACTTTGTCTGAGCACATTAGAAGTCTTGGCATAGCAAACATCACTGAAGTTATTGAACGTCTTAATTCTCTTAAATCATTGATGCGTTTGACCACAGATACCGTGGACACGCCAATTTTCGAATTGACGCATGAGCCACTTCATAAATCACAGGCACAAAAAAAGCCCACCTGTTGCGACCAGTTGGACTTTCTTGCCGTTCGCTCCGAAAAGTAAACGAGGTAATTAAACCATGCCGAATTTAACACGAAATGTGGGGGCTGTGAAGATATGAGTACTGCCCAAGTTATTCCATTCAAAAAGCCATCACAGCCACAACAAGAGGCTGGGAAAAGCATGTATAGCGATAAGTTTCATCAAGGCTATGTAATGTCTAGCCGTTTGTACCGAAAAGAAGTCTGGCCGTTTCTCAGTGATGCGGCTAGAAACGTGTATGCAGAACTCGAAAACCGAATTAATGGACACAATAAAGAGTCTGATTTTGTTAGCTATTCACAGTTGCAAGGTGGTGATCTAGAAGGATCTCGCCAATTAAGCCGTGAAACTGTGCGCAATGGAGTGAAAGAGCTTCTAAAACTCAAAATAGTTTCAGTTTCTTCAACTGGCCCACGTGGTGTGAAGAAGTACAAACTCAATGAAGTTTCATTAAAAGACCAGTTCGGAAATAAGACTAGTTCGACTACCGAACCAGTTCGGAAAGTGAACCAAACTAGTTCGACTACCGAACCAGTTCGGAAAGTGAACCAAACTAGTTCGACTACCGAACCAGTCACTAGTTCGGAAACCGAACACACAATAGATAGTTCTATAGATTCTTTAGATATTAAAAAAAACCGTTCGCTTGTGGATAAATCAAAAACTGAAATGTTCAGTGAATCTATCGAGTACCACGGTAAGGACAAAACCGAGTACAGCTTGAGAGAGCTTGCAGGGGTTTACACGATCCAATCTGATTTCATGAATCAGGCAAAACAAATCAATCCAAAACTTGATGACGAAAAAATCATGAGCGAGTTAAAAAACTTTGCTCAGTGGTCTACCAGTCAAAACAAAACCACCGCACAGGGTTGGATGAACTTCTGGATCTATCGAATCAAGAATCTCAAAACATCAAAACCACGCAATAGCCAAGGCGGTCAATCTGAAAAAACCATGCAAAGCATGACACCTAAGCAGATTGCCATGTTTGCACCAAAGCTTTGTGAACATCTAATTTTTAAAACCAATTTTGCTGAACAAGGTGAATCACAAGCAGCTTTTGTGAGCCGCATAGGCTTGAAACTTCGTAACCCTGAAAACCAACGCAAGTGGATGAATCATCTTCGTGACTGTGGATTTACAGGAAATCTTGAGGGGTGTGAAGCATGAGTAAATCTACACACAATCCAATTGGAGCAACCCATCGAGAAGCAGACGGTACAGTCTGGAAAAACGAAAAAGGGCAGTGGTACTGGTGGAACCAAGGCTGGGGATGGTGTCAGTACGTTGGAATGGCTAACGCTAATTTTCATAACAAGCTGACTGAGATTGGAGGATGAACACAGTGAAGCATCCTGATGATGAACAAACCATAGATTGGGTGGAAGAGTATGCGAATGAGTGAGAAACAGCTAGAAGCCCATTTGAAACGCCACGAAAAACGAAAATCTGAGAGCGTGGTGCAATTTAAACAGAAAAATGATGCAAAGGTACGTGAAAGAAAACAAAACACCTTAGAAGCGAAAACAGAGCGAAATAGAACAGGGGAGGAAAAAGAGATTTTGAATTGTGAAATTGCATCAACACCACCGTCAGTAAATCACTATTGGGTGGGTACAGGTAGAACTTGCAAAGTTAGTGACCGGGGACGTGATTTTCATGATCTGGTCGCAATGAGCATACCGCAATTATTTACAACGTCACGTTTAAAACTAGATGTGACTTTTCATTTTCCGAACAACCAACGTAGAGACATCGATAATTTTTTAAAAGCTACGATTGATAGCTTGGTGAAGTGTGGTTTGTGTGTAGACGATGAACAGTTTGATGAGCTGATTGTACGTCGAGGCAATGTCGTAAAAGGCGGTCTAATAAAATTAAAAGTACTGGAGATTTGAATGAGCTACGGTCAGAGTGACGGCTTACGTTTTGAAGGTTTTGGTGTGGATGGTGTTGTCACAACCTCATCCCCTCGCGCGCGCGCGCGTTTTATCAATCAGCGTACCAAAAAGAAGGTCAAAGCCTTTCTAGTGTCTCGTCGTGGATATAAGCGACCAGACTTCAACCGCATGATCCTAGACCTATCTAAATTGGGTTGGACGCATGAAAAGATCGCAGACGTTTTACCAGTGTCAGGGGCTTCTACAGTCTCAGAATGGGCGCGTGGTGGTATTCCTAACTATGACAATGGGGATGCAATGATTGAGTTGTGGCGCATGGAGACAGGGATTGAGCGTTATCCACGTGATGGGGAGTGGCAGACGTACCAATACCGCGTAGGGCAGATGGATCTATTTCTAGATGAACTGGATGGTGTTATTGAGCAATTGGGTGTGGAGATTGGGGATTAAAAATAGACGTGAAATATCTCCAGTTTTGGCTATAATCTCGGCAAAAAATTTACTTGAGAATTACAAGGTATGTGGGATTATTTAGTATGTTTTTCAACATGGACTGAGAATAACTCAGGGCAGATTCAGATTGTTATTGGTGGTTTAGCTTTATGGTTAGCGGTTATAGGCTACAAGAAAGTTTTGGAACAAATGACAAATGCTGCAAAGTTAGAAAAAACTGCTAATGAGCAAAGAGAATTTGAATTAAGACTACAATTGATTCAGATCATTGATAGTAATTCCGCCCAAATCAATCAGCTTGAGCAAAAATTAAAAAGGTTGCAAGATCGCAACCGGCAGCTAATTGGAAATTTAAATGATGCTAATGAATATTGCAGAAAAATAAAAGAACCTTTACAAACTGCACATCTAAAATTAAATGAATTAGGTGTGACTTTAAAAAGTATTACTGATGAAAGTAAATCTTTTATTAGGTCAATTATAGAAGATAAAAATTTAACAATCGGAAAGCTAGAGGAGTTTCTGATTATTGTATCTTCAAATGCTTCAACAACTTCAAAAATTGATGCACAGTTAAATAATAGTAAGGAGTCAATGGATACTATTAGTGCGAAAGTAAACAAGTAATCACCCAACAAACCGCAACACATCGCCCTGCACAGTAGCCCTATCAACAACGATGGGGCTTTTTATGACTACTACTCCAAGACGTACAGTTAAAACACCTGGTGCAACAGAAGCAACAACACCTGATCCAGTGGCACCAGCCGCAGACACAACAGAAACAGAAAACACGACTGGTACGGTAAGTGAACCAGTTGCGGCTGGTGTTGGTCTCTCATCAGATTCAAAAGCACATGCGAAATCCGAAGACGGTGCAGATATGCAATACAGCACTGAAGATTCTCGCCTAGATCTCATCCTTGAAAACCAAAAGCGCATCGAAAACAAACTCGATCAGTTGCTTAAAGCTGGTGGCATTGAAACACCAAAGAAAAAGCGTTGGGTGCAAGGTAAGAACGGCCTAGAGCACAAGGAGGTCTAACCATGTGCGGAGGATCAGTAGGAAAAGTGCTGAGTGGCGTGACGGATCTGGTCGGTTTGACTGACACCAAGTCGGCTTCAAAAGGTTTCGATGCTCAAGCAGCAGAAGCACAAGCCAAGCGCGAGGCACAAGACGCTGAAAATAATGCAGCAGCCCAGCGTAAAAAACGTAAAGCATCAACCGTTCTTTCGTCAGCTACGACTGATGACCAAAAGAAAACAACTTTAGGCGGGTAAGCATGAGTGATCTAGCAAATCGAATTTGCAAACGTCTTGGTGAACTTCGTGCTGAAAGATCAAAGTACGAGGCACATTGGACGGAATGCTATAAGTTTGGCGCACCAGAGCGTCAGCAGTGTTTTAGTGGTGGGTCAGACGTTCAAGGCACACGCGAGAAACAGCGTGCAGATTTGCTAGATTCCACTGCTTCAGAAGCAATCTTAACCTTTGTTTCAACCTTGATTGCAGGGACAACGCCAGCCAATGCAATTTGGTTTAAGGCTGTACCTGATGGTATGGATGATCCAGCGGTATTAACCGAGGGTGAGCATTGGCTTGAACAGGTTTGTCAGTTCATTTTCCGAAATATTCACGGTGCCAACTTTGATAGTGAAATCTTTGATCTAGTCATTGATTTTGCCGTTGCTGGCTGGGGTGTGTTGTACGAGGACATTGACCGTAAAAAGGGTGGTGGCTACACGTTTCAATCATGGCCTGTAGGTGAATGTTTTATTGCATCAACTCGTCAAGATGGTCTTGTAGATACGATTTATCGTGAGTATTCGCTTACAGCCACTCAAATTGTGAGTCAGTTTGGCAAGCATCGAGTGAGCAAGTCAGTCCTAGATGCCTATGAAAATCGACCAGATGACAAGTTCAAGCTGGTGCATGTGATTGAGCCACGTGATGTCAAAGCCCCGATGGATCGACGTGTATTGCTTCCTAAGCAAATGCCTTTCGCTTCATACCATGTCGAAATTCAAGAAAAGAACATCCTGAAAGAGTCGGGTTACAACGAATTCCCTTGTGCCATTCCACGATTCAGAAAGATACCAGGTAGTTGCTATGGTATCGGGATTATGTCAGTCGCTTTGCCTGATGCTAAGGCTGCAAATGCTTTGATGCGTGACACGTTACGCAGTGCTGAAATTGATGTGCTGGGTATGTGGATTGCAGAGGATGACGGAGTACTAAACCCACGTACTGTGCGCATTGGCGGTGGGAAGATCATCACAGCCAATAAGGTTGATTCTATGAAGCGGCTTGATTCAGGAAGTGGCTTCCAAGTAGGCGATGCTTTATTGGATCGATTACAAGCTGGCATTCGTCGCAAGCTTATGGCCGATGGATTGGCACAGCACTACAACCAGCCACCAACAGCAGCAGAAGTCTATGCGCGTGTAGATATGATCCGTCAGCAATTAGGACCGCTATATGGACGTGCTCAAGCTGAATTGCTTGTTCCAATCCTAGAGCGTTCTTTTGGTCTTGCTTATCGAGCTGAAGCATTAGGCGAAGCACCAGAGGATCTGCAAGGCCGCAATCTTTCATTCAAGTTTGTGTCACCACTTGCACGTGCGCAGAAGCTAGAAGAAGTGGCTTCAATTGAGCGCCTTATGAACTCGATGGGTGCTGTCCTTGAGATTGATCCGGGTGCGTTAGACAACATCAACACAGATGCAATTCCACAAGTATTAGCTCAGGGACTTGGTGTGCCTACTTCGATTCTTCGCACAGAAGATGATTTGCAAGCTTATCGCAAACAGAAAGCAGAAGCTCAACAACAGCAAGCCGCACAAGAGCAACAGGCAGTAGCAGCACAGCAAGTTACTGGTGCTATCGCTCAAGGTGTAGGTAAAGGACTTGAAGCACAAATGGTAAGTGAGGTGATGCAGTGATTTTAATTATCGCAGTTTTGGCAATCGCTTTATTGATTGCACTTGCTTGGGCATATGAGGTCAAACGAACGTCCAAGAAATACAAGCAGCTTTGGTTCGATGAACTCGATATTTCCAGTGCTTTACGCAATGAAAAGCACCATGAATCTGAGCGCGTGATGATTGCTCAGGAACAAGTTACAGCATTGAAGCAAGAGATTGCGGATATCAATGCCAGCTTTAAAAACTTATTGGCAGAACAAAAGGATGAGCTTGGTTTCGGTCATCACTTCAAGTGGCGATCCGTACGCAAGCCAACATCACAAACCTATCGGATTTTGTTTGATATTGATCCGAACGGACAACGAATTTTAGAAGACCTAACAGTCCGATTTAAGCGCAATGCCTTTGCTGAAAGTGAACGTGAGACATGTAGGCGTTTAGGCAGAGCGGAAGTCGTGGACTACATCATCAACCGAATTAATACCGCAAGCAATTCAGGCTATAGCGAACAGTTAGAACTCGCCCACATGGAGCAAAACGATGAATGAACAACAAACAACAGACACAACGAACGTTCAAACAACTGAACAAACTACCGATACATCTGCAAATACAGCGACAACGACTGATCAAGCTGGCGGTACAGGTCAAGAACAACCGAATGGTGCTGAGCAACAGCAAGAACAAGCACAAACAGAAACGCCTGATGTTCCTGAGTCTGCCGATGCTTATGCAATTCAGCTTGAAGGATTTGATTTTGAATCGTTTAAAACAGATAACGCTGAAGTTTTAAAAGCATTCCATGCTGAAGGTATGACCAATAAACAGGTGGAAGCAGTAGTAAAAGCCTATGACCAGCACATGCAAGTGAACTTAGAAGCCTTGCAAAGTGAATGGGGTGCTGAATATCAAGCCAATGTGAATTTGGCTAATCAAGCTATTCAAGCCCTTGGATTTAAGC